GAGCAGGAGCCAGGCAATGGCAATTGCTCTCAGCGAAGCAGGGTTGAATGTTAAAAAACAAGATGCCAGCGAGGCATATCTAGAAGCCTATGCCGATGCCTTCATGGGAGAGCGCGATGATGCCGATTCATTTTCCCCGCCATCGTCTGTACGGGCCGCAGCGCGTCGCGGCCTAGAACTACGCAAGAAGCATGGCAAAGGCGGCCTCACGACGCAGGAAGCCGGCAAACAGGGCATTGGCAGCGGCGTGGCTAGAGCTGGCGACTTAGCAGGAGGAAGCAAGATTAGCTTTGCCACGATTAAGCGCATGGCTGCGTTTTTCTCTCGTCATGAAAAGAATAAAAGTGGTGGTGAAGATGATGCTGGTTACATTGCCTGGCAATTATGGGGAGGCGACGCGGGTAGGTCATGGGCTGCTCGCATCATTAAGATGGTTGAAAGTCGCCAATCAAAACAATGAGCGAATACGTACGGGTGATTGAAGAAGAAGAAGAAGGCATTGGCGTGATGAAATCGTTGGCCATTCTGTCCGCCAACGAACATCGCGATACTTCGCAGTGGCGTCTAGTTGAAGAGCAGCATTTTAAAAATGGCCGCCTCGACGAAACACACATCTTTGTCAGAAGCTTTTACGACAAACCCCACGACTATTTTGAGCCCACCAAGTTCCTAACTTTTGAAATTGAAGCGATGGCAAAGGCATACATAATGGACAACCTTGAAGATCAACTAGCTGAAATTCGCGGCGAAGATGACGACGACTAATTGTCTACTGCGGAAACCACAAACGTAGGATAACCGAGGAGGTACAAAATAGAAAGCTGAAAAATAGAGCTAAGAATACGAATTTGGGCGCAGTCAGGGGAGATTTGTCCACGTTCCATTCGTGAGATGGTGGTTTGATCACAGTGAAGCATTTCTGCAATGTTTCCTTGTGACAAACCACAGTTTAAACGAGCTTCCCTTATCCTTTCTCCAATTACTTGCCTGCTTTCTTGAATGGTGACAATTGGCGCCTGAAGGCGAGTGGTAATGCGACGATCTTGAATGTGCTGCATTTCTAGGCGTAATATCCTAAGTTAGTCTATCACGCATATTATTATTTGATAGAGTATGGTTATGAGCGACACATGCTTTCGTTACGACGTAGCGCCGATTGACAAGTACGAGCTAACCCCCGAAGGTTATCTCCGTGCTTGGGCAACTATCGCACGCACTGGTGTACAACATTACACCGATGCTGATGGTTCCATTCGCCGTGAATATCGTCCCGAAGTTGAAGTGGCGTCTCCTGAAAGCTTGGCCTCATTTGCGGGCAAAGCAATTACTCTTGAGCATCCTCCAGTCCTATTAGATAGCGCCAATACAAAGGACTATCAAATTGGCTTTAGTGGCACTGAAGTGGTTTATGACAATGGATTCGTCCGTGCCGTCATGACAATCACTGACGATGAAGCCATTAAGCGTATTATGCGCGGTGATGCGAAGGAGGTCAGCGCTGGTTATCGCGTCAATTATGAAGCAATTCCTGGTGTAACTGACAGTGGTGAAAATTACGATGGCATCCAAAAGGAAATCAACGGAAATCACATTGCTGTTGTTCGTAGGGGCCGCGCTGGCCCGCAAGTGAAGCTTCATCTAGACCGTCTAGATGCTGCCGATCCTTCTCTATTTACTCTCACTGAGGACCCATCTATGACTGCTAAAGTCAATTTTGATGGCGCCGAGTTTGAGGTGACCGAGAGCGTAGCTCTGGCTGTCACCAAAGAACGGGATGACGCCAAAAAGTCCTACGAGGACATGAAGAAAATGTACGATGGCATGATGTCTAAAGCTTCCGAGATGAAGGAAGAAATGGACGCCATGCAAAAGGAAATGAAGGGCAAGTGTGATTCTGCCGAAGGGCGGGCTGATGCTCTTGCTGAAGAAGTGGAAAGCCTCAAGACTGATCTTGAAGCTGCCAAGCAAGTGAATGTTGACAGCCTTGTTGAAGAGCGCATTGCGCTTATTGACAAAGCCCGTACTTCGCTTGATTCTGCTTTTGATTTCGCGGGCCTTTCTGCTCGTCAAATCATGGAAGCTTCCATTAAGGCTGTTCGTGGTGACGCTGATCTGTCGGAACGCTCCGATGATTATGTGACTGCCATGTTTGACACCCTGGCTGAATCTGCTCCTCGTAGTGATTCTGCTGCCACGGAAGATCTGCGTAAAGCTGTTGCTTCCATTGCTTCCCCAATGTCTGCACCGTCGTCCTATATGGATCGCTTGCAGAATGCTTGGAAAACTCCCCTCTCTGTCTCCAAGGAGCGCTGACCCATGACTGTTACTTTCTCTGGGGCTAGTGGCGCGGCAGGTGGTGTGCAACAGGACTATGCTCTTGTTCATGCTGCTTTGCTTGAAGGCCAACTATCCGACATCCGCGATAATACCATTGGCACCTATGTCAACGAAACCAACGCCGTTCTGGCTTTTGGTAACGTTGTGGTGTTCAACTCGGCTGGTACTGTTGCCAATTCTGCTAAGACCATTGCTGCTACTGGCGATACCGTCCAAGGCGTAAACGTCCTCACCTATGTGGACGAAACTGCTCTTGACACTAATAGCCGTCCAGGCGTAAAAGATGAGCAAGTGTTGAACGTTGCCAGTCAAGGTGCCGTTGCCGTCTTCGTTCATGGCACCGTGACTCCTGCCACTGCCGTGCGCGTCATTCACACTGCTACTGGCGTTCAATACGCTGGCCAGTTCCGTTCTGCTGCTCTCAGCGGCAAAACTGCTCTTCTGGCGAATGCTCGTTACCTCACTTCTGTTACCGGCTCCGGCTTGGCAGTTGTTGAGTTGAACGGTCCTTCGTTCACCCTCACCCCTGACATCACCTGATAGGAGGCCCTCTAATGTCTGATTTTCGTATGGACGAAGCCGGCCTCTTTCTTGAGCGTCAGCTTGAATTTATCCGCCCCCAAATATTTGAAGTGGCTTATGCCGACATCAAATATTCCACCATTCTTCCTGTAACAAGCGAAGCTGGTCAAGGCGCACAAACCTTTACCTACCGCATCATGGACTCCACTGGAGAGTTCAAGCTGATTGCGGATGCTGCTGATGATCTGCCCCGTGCCGACATCAGTCAAGTGGAAAAGAGCATCAACATTCGTTCCTTTGGTGGTAGCTTCGGTTACACCGTTCAGGAGCTGCGTGCTGCTCAAATGGCCAACATTGCTCTTGAGCAACGCCGCGCTCAAGCAGTGCGTCGTGCTTATGAAGAGAAAGTAGAAGACGTGGCCTTGTTTGGCGAATCTTCCGTTGGTCTGGCTGGTTTCTTCAACAACTCAACTGTTGATGTTGTTACCGCCGACAAGTGGTTCACTGATAGTGGCACCACTGCTCAGGAAATGCTTGAGCTGCTTAACTATGGCGTGACTGGCATTATCAATGCCTCACAAATGAAGGAGCAGCCCGACACCATCTTGATGGCTTGGAATGACTACCGTGAAATCTCCACTCGTCGCAACTCCGATTCTTCGGACGTGACGGTGCTGGAATATTTCCTGCGTACCAATCCTTACATCAACAACATCGAGCCCATCAACCAGCTCGATAAGACCAAGAGCGGCCTGACCACCAACCGTATGGTTGTGTACAAGCGCGATCCAGGCAAAGTGCAACTGCACATTCCACAGCCTCTAGAGCTGTTCCCGCCTCAGCAACGTGGTCTTGAGTTCATCGTCCCTGCTCACGCTCGCGTGGGTGGCGTCGCTCTGTACTACCCCAAGAGCGCCATTTACGTTCAAGCTTCTGCTTGAGCCTAGTAAAGGGAGGGGCGTTAAGCTAATGAGCAGTTCTTTAGAACAATCAAAATGTTAATTGCTTATCGCCCTGAGCTTGAAAATCCGCCCCGTGAAGGTGGGTTTGGCATCATTATGGGAGGGGGAATGATTCAACTCGCCCCCGGTCTTAATCAGGAAGTGCCTGATGATCAATGGAAACAAGCTCGTGAAAACCGTATGGTGAAGCGACTTATGGCCATTGGTGCTATCGAGGAAGTAAGGGAACAAATCACTGTGGAGAAAATTCCACAGAGTATTGACACTCTTACCAACATTCCCTTGGTTGAGGCCCTTCGTACCATTGAACTTATTCACGATGACAATCAGCTTAATGATTGGAAAAAAGTGGAAGGTCGGGTGCGAGTACGTAATGCCATCAACAAACGACTGGACGCAATTAAGCGA